GATTTGAATCTGTTGAAGTAGGCGGCGATATTCCTCGTCTGGATGGGAAAATTGTTGTTCTCGGAGTGACTGCGAAAGGTGTAGCAAATCCCGTAGCGACCCCGTCTGGTGCCCAAATGCCCCATCAGCTTCAGGCCAGTCTTCTACAGACGTTGATTGATGGTGATTCTGTGTCGATTCCGAATTGGGTAAATCTTGCTGATCTTCTGGCATTTCTTGTCCTTTCAATATTGATTATCGCTCTGTCACGAGTAAGATATTCAATCGTTTGGATCGGAATATTACTAGCTGGATATGTTTACGCTCCGATATATCTATTTACCCATAATAAGATACTGTTTGATATTTCTTTCAACGTACTCGCTGCTATATTGATTTACTTACATATCTATACTGTTAAGTTTATCAGTGAATACTTGCAGAAGCAGCAGATTAAGAAGCAATTTGGTACATACTTAAGCCCAGACTTAGTTGCTCAATTACAGCGTCAGCCAGAACTATTGAAGCTAGGTGGCACAGAGCAAGAACTATCAATTATGTTTACCGATGTACGTGGTTTCACTACTATCAGTGAACACTATGGTAAAGATGTTCAAGGCTTGACAAGCATCATGAACCGTTATATGACTGCTATGACTAAAGCGATTCTCGAAAACAAAGGTACACTTGATAAGTATATCGGTGATGCTCAGATGGCTTTCTGGAATGCTCCAGTAGACAATCCAACACACGCTAAGGATGCAGTTAGAACAGCATTTACTATGCTTAAAGCACTAGAGGAATTTAACAATGAGATTAAAGAAGAAGGCATTCCAGCTTTTGGAATGGGTCTCGGTATTAATACTGATACCGTTGTTGTTGGCAATATGGGCAGTGATCAGCGTTTTGACTATACTTGCTTGGGCGATGGTGTTAATCTTGCAAGTCGTCTCGAAGGTCAAAGTAAACCTTATGGAGTTAAGATTGTTATCGGACCCAAGACCGCTAGTGCAGTATTGGACGAATATCAAGTCGTAGAACTTGATAAGATTGCAGTTAAGGGCAAGACTGAACCTGCTAGAATCTTTACCGTGTTCCCCTTCCATGACTTATTGGGAGAAACACAGCACATGAAGTTCTTGGAATTATATCGTCAAGGTCATTGGGAAGTTGCAGAAAAGTTTGCTAATGACTTAAAACAATGCTGGAAAGGCGAAATGAATAGTTATTACGATATGATGATTGAAAGAATACGTGAATACAGAGACAATCCTCCCAACAACTGGGATGGAGTGTACAGGGCAACTTCAAAGTAAATTGCCCAATAAACTTTACACACACATAGACATAATGTAAATATAATTACTGACAGAAATGTCAGAATTTCAACATAAAGGAAAAAAATATATGAAGAAGTTAATCGCAATCGCAGCCCTCGCAAGTGCTGCAATCGCAACCCCTGCTCTCGCTGGTACATCTGTAACCGGTGAAGTTCGTTTGGGCGATGTCCGCGGTGGAAAGGCCGATTCGACCGAATATCGTGTCGAAGCTTGGGACAGTGTTCGTGGCGTCAAGGTCGGCGCTGAACTTCAAGCAAAGCAGGGTGCAAACTCTGGTGCTCTCACGGCCGCACTTTCAGCTAAGGCTGGTCTAGAAGGTCCTGCAATTGCAGGCGTTCATTCACTTGCTTACGTTGAACTTGGTGAAGCACTTTCTCAGAAGGTTGGCGCTGCTGGCGGCAACCATGAATTCTGGGGTCTTGGTGTAAAGCTACATCGTGATCTCATCGGTCCAGTTGCTCTCACTGCTGGCTATCGCCATCGTGAAGGTTTTGCTGCCGGTGACATGAATGAAGAACGTCTTCATGCCGGTCTTGCATACAACATGAATGACAAGACTGCACTCGGTGCTACATATTACCGTACTCGCGGCACTACAAACAGTGACGCAGTTGGTCTTGGTATTACCCGTAAGTTCTAATTGAACTACAAAGTAATGGCGGCGACTAAAATCGTCGCCATTACCATATTTTGTTAAATACATACATGAAAATCGGTTTGAGTAAATCTATAATTAAGCACAATGGTTTTGATCATGATGCTATTGATCAGGGTTGGTATGAAACCCTGAAAGGGCATAGCATTTACCTACTTTCTAATACATTAAATCAAGACTTCAATATCATGGCGAATGATCTTGATTCACTTATATTATCAGGTGGTGATCAGTCTATATTGCGCAAAACTGTTGAATTAGAGTTAGCAAATAAAATGATAGAAAGAAATAAACCGGTAGTCGGAATAGCTGAAGGTGCCTTTACCATAGCAGAATTGTTATCAGCAGATATTCAACCTATTAGTAATCACCATGGATTGGATCATCCTATCTTTTATCATAGAGAAGTATTAGAGGTTAGTAGTTATCATGATCAATGTATTACAAAGCTGCCTGATAACAGTAACATACTTTGCTTAGATTACTTAGGCAATATTGAAGCGTTTATTAATGGTAACCTAGCGGGTGTAGTTTGGAATCCTGAAAAAATGAAGAAGCCATGGATTCCACCTGAAATCGCATATATGCTTCGTATTTGATAAATACTTTTATGCGTTTTAAAGATATCCTTTCCGAATCCGCCGTAGCTGAATTAGAAAAAGAGCTTCCCTCTTTGGCTAAGCACAATTACGACACTATTGACAAGCTAATGCGTAATATTGCTAAAAAACATAAGCTTACTGATAAGGCGTTAGAGAAGCTATTCCGAAAGAAGTTTAAGAAAACCCCTTATCATTGGGTAGACGGTAAGCTTGACGAAACCGATTCTGATGATACTGACATTGCAGCAGAAGTAGAAAAGTTTACTGAGTGGACTGCTAGAAGACTAAATCTTAAAAAGGTTCCTAAAGTAGAGTTATCAATGGATACCGAAGACGCACAATCAAATCATCATACCGGGCGTCATATTATGGGTGATGACACTGTTTGGGTTTATGCAAAGAATCGCAATCTAGTAGATATTCTTAGAACAGTATTCCACGAACTAGTACACGTTCGTCAAGAAGAAATTGGTATGGTAAAGCCCGGTGACAGTTATCCTGGATCACCAATCGAAGCAATGGCTGACATGCTTGCTGGTAAATACATCAAGATTTACGGCGAAAAGAATCACCACATTTTTCAATAACGGTTACCAATATAGTTGATTTCTTCACGCAGTCTGTTATACTAACTAGACTGAAGGAGAAATTATGTCACGTACTTTTAACAATGAAGCTAAGGTTAAGCTGACTCAGCTTATCAATGAAGGTATTTCGGTTTTGCAGGAAGTCGAAACTCTTAACGAAGGTCTTACCGATACTGTTAAGGCAATCGCAGAAGAACTAGAAATCAAGCCCAGTGTTCTTAAGAAGGCTATCAAGGTTGCTTATAAGCAGACTCTTAGCAACACTAATGAAGAAAATGAAGAACTCAATACGATCTTGGAGACCGTCGGTAAGACTAACTAATGTCATACGTTGATGCAGTCCTAGACGCAAAATCAGACAAAATATTTGTAGTAGAGCGTACTCCCGAGGGTAAGCGCGCCTATAGAGAATATAGTACTAACTATGTTTTCTATTATGGTGATACTAAGGGTAAGTATCGCACTATCTATGGAGAACCTGTATCTCGTTTTTCAAGTCGTAAGAAGGCTGAATTTGAAAAAGAGAAACGCATTCACAGCGGAAGAACACTGCACGAAAGCGATGTTCCTGTAGTCTTCCGCTGTTTGTCTGATAACTATTTGGGAGCAGAACCTCCCAAGCTTCATACAGCATTCTTCGATATTGAAGTTGACTTTGACCCTGAAAGAGGGTTTAGTCCTACGGATGATCCATTCAATGCTGTAACTGCCATCAGTCTGTACTTAGACTGGCTAGATCAGTTAGTAACTCTTGTGATTCCGCCGAAGCATATGACGGATGAAACAGCAGAAGAACTAACTAGAGAGTTTGATAACTGTCTATTGTTCCGTAGTGAAATCGAAATGTTCGAAACGTTCTTTGCATTGATTGAAGATGCAGACGTATTGACTGGTTGGAACTCAGAAGGCTACGATATTCCCTATACAGTGAATCGTGTTACTCGTATTATGAGTAAGGATGATACACGTAAGTTCTGTTTGCTTGGTCAGCTTCCTAAGCCACGTACTTATGAACGATTTGGCAAAGAAGAACAGACATACGATCTTGTTGGTCGTATTCATATGGACTATCTGCAACTCTATAAGAAGTATAACTATGAAAGCCGTCACAGTTATAGTCTTGATGCAATCGGTGAATATGAATTAGGTGAGCGTAAGACTCAATACGAGGGTAGTCTTGATCAGTTATATAACAAGGACTTTAAAAAGTTCGTAGAATACAACAGACAAGATACTATGCTGGTGTATAAGATTCACAATAAGCTTAAGTTCCTTGATCTAGCAAATGCACTAGCGCACGAGAACACCGTACTGCTACCAACGGTTATGGGATCGGTGGCAATGATTGAAATGGCAATTTATAATGAAGCACACAGTCGTGGATTTGTCGTTCCTGACAAAAAGCGTAAGGACAACTATGGTGACGAGCAACAAGCAGCGGGAGCTTATGTTGCTGTACCGAAGAAAGGGATTCATGAATGGGTCGGAGCGGTCGATATCAACAGTCTCTACCCCTCAGCAATCCGCGCACTCAACATGGCCCCAGAAACAATCGTTGGACAAGTCAGACAAACTCTCACAGACCAATACATGCGAGAAAAAGGAATCAGTCTCGCAAAAGAAAAACGAAAGAAAAAGAACGGTGATGACGCTGATGCGGTCACTGGTGCTATTCTTTGGGAAAATCTGTTTGGCTCTTTAGAATATACTGCTATTATGAATCAAGAACGCGGAACTGTTCTCACTATCGATTATGAAGATGGTCGTAGTGTAGAAATGAGTGCCGCTGAGATTTGGAAATTAATCTTTGATAGCAATAAGCCATATATCTTAAGTGCTAACGGAACCATCTTTACGTATGAAAAAGAAGGTATCATTCCAGGTCTATTGAGTCGTTGGTATTCAGAACGTAAGAGCATTCAGAAGGAAGCTAAAGCAGCATATGGCACAGATATGTTTGAGTATTACGATAAGCGTCAGCTAGTTCGTAAGATT